TGCGGCATCCATCATGTTGGCGCCACCGCCACTGACAGTGGGAATTCTGCGCTGATGCATTTCGTTTTTGACACGCTCAACAAAGGCCATGGCCATGTGGCTGGGCATGTTGCCCACGTCAATTTTAAACACTCTACGTTCTGGCGCACGACTCACACGATAGATCAGCACTGAATCTTCTAGCAGTTCTTTTTGCTTGTAGACTTTGTAGATGTTTTCCAAAATACTTTGTCCAAATGGCCAAAAGAAGTCAAGTCCTTCATTCAAACTCAAATGTACCACGTGTTTAGAATCAACTGTGGTTTCATTCATTGCTTGTGTAAATCTGCTGTTGCCGCCGGCGCCACCGTAGCCGCCACCTCCGCCACCGTTGGGGGCTGAATAATTGTTTTGTCCCACAGAACCTGTGGCACGACTCACATAGTAATCGCTGGTGGTTTTGGGGGCAATACTTAAATTTTCAAAGTTGGGATTGATATCGCGAATAACATACTGTTCAGGTCTCTTGCCTTCACTTTCATTTACAATAACTCTGCTGACTTTGACCATGTCGACCCAGTACATTTCAAATGTTTCTGGATCACGCACAAACACTTGATCGCCATACTTGATGGTGTTGCGGAACAGTTTGAACATGCGCTGATCCAGTTTGTTCAACTTGGTCCACTGTTGCAATTGCTTTTTGATAATTTCTACTTCGTGATCAGTGGGAGTATCTTTGAATACAATGTCAAACGGTGTGTTGTTGTCTTCGTTGTTTTGTGTGCTGAACTCAGCAATGATGTCTAAACATGCATTGATCTCTGAATCCATGTCCATGTTTTCGTACTGGTTATAACGTTCAACACGGTTGGGATGACCTGAATACACTTCTGGTAAACGGCTGGCATAGTTTCTAAAGGCAAAATCGTTAGCAGAGCCTGTGTTGCCACTGCTGGTTTGTCGACCGTAGCCAGGAAGTCCGTCGGCTTTGTTTCCGGAAATAGGACTTAGCTGTCCGTTGGCATCACCGTCAGCGATTTTGAAGTACTTGCGCCACCCACCATTGCGCCCGTTTCTACCGTTGTTTGATTCAGCCATTGAAATTTTCCTTTAACATACAACACATATTTAGCGCATGTTACTGTGCGTACTGTAAAAGTTTCTGTGACACACCCAGCTGATTTTGCATCACACGCACTATATCGTCAAGTCTTGACAGTTGTGCTGACATCAGTCCCATTTGTTCGCTGTTGCCTTGCATTTCAACTGGTATGCTATTGCCATTGGGCAACGGTACTACTGCTTCTGTACCGTGTAATGTAGTTTCGTAGCCAGATTCTGGTCCAGTTGCAATACCACCAAACCTGTATCCACCACCGCCCATTTTTTGATCAGCCCAAGTTTTTAAATCTCCAACAGTTGACATGCGTTGCAAATTAGGGTTTGCATCAATCTGTTTTTGATTCACAGCAGAGTTTAGCATTGATGAATCGCCTGCCTTTAGCGCTTTTACTGCACCATAAGGACCCAAGAAGTGTGCCAAATACATTGCAGCGTCAGTTGTACTAACACCAGCTTTTGCCAAGATAGATTTATTTTTGTCTGTTAATACACTCAATGCTTCGTGTTGCAAGCCCACATCAGTTTTCATATCATCGAAAGTTTTACCATACAACGGGCTACTTGGTTGTGCGTTCTTTGCTAAATCTTCAAATGTGCCTTTGGTTATTTGAGCAACTCCGTATGCAGAACTTGTTGCTTTACCACCAGGGCCGCTTTGATTTGGTATATTTCTGCCACCACTTTCGGCTTGTATAATTTTTTGTTGCAACGAAGTACTGGATCCGCCCGGCGGCCTGGGTGCCACTGCTCTGGGCGCTACATCACGTTTCTTGGTTTCAACGCCCATCATGTTGGCCATTTTTTCCATTGCTGTAATTGTAGTTTCAGTTGCAGTTGACATACCTTTCATTGCAGTGGTGACTGGCCCTATACCCGCATTGATCAGATCATTAAGACTATCACGTGCTGTACGGTTATTGTCACGTGTTTTGTTTGCATCTTTGGTATTTTCATCTGTTACTTTTTGATCTTTTTTAGCTTGTGCTAATCTTTCGTCGTAGGTGCCACTTTCGAGATATGCTTTTAACTTTATTTGTTCTTGATATGACAAGAACGTATCGTTGTTGGCTCCCATCTTGGCCAGCTGTGTTGCGCTGCCTTGCAAGTTTTTTCTAATGTCTTCTAATGCGGCTGCTTGGAATTCAGCTTCTGTGAATGTTTTCTTGCCTGCAACTGCTGCTGCATTGGGCATTGTTAATAATAATTTCTGTGCTTCTGGATTGTTCAAACTGCCGGATAGAATGTTTAAGAAACCTTTTCGTGTTTCTGGAGCCATTTTATCAAGCATTATTTGTGTGCCTTCAGCGGCTTTGATTTGAGCCTTGGCTGCTTCGTCACCCATGTCAGCACGTTGTTGCAATTCGTATTTGAAAGCAGCATAACGTTCCTCTGCCATTGCACTTTCTCTAGACGCTTCTTGCTCTGCTCTATTCTTACCTGTAATTTTAGCTAATAAATCTACTTCTCTGACATAGTTTTGTGATGCAGCAATCAACTGGTCTGTGGACATGCGTTGGCGGCCACCGGTCAGTGTTTGCATTTTCATGAAGCCAGCAATGCCCTTGTTGATGTCATCAACACTGATACCCATTTCCCGGAACTGGCGGCCAACATCACCTTGCTGTAATGAGTTTGCAACATTTGCAAACTCAGTAAGTCCGCCACCTACTGTTTTTCCAAAACTGGTCAATGTTGAAGAATTTTCACCAACAATGGCCACAAACTTGTCCAACTCGTTGACGCCGAGGTTGAGTTTTTTTAGATTATCGTAAACAGATTGTATGCCACCTGCACCAGCAGCGCCAATCTTGGACATTTGTTCATAACTTTCAAACAATGCATCTGTTTGCTTGTTTACTGCTTGTGTGTATTCGCTTGCACCTTTGATTATAGTTTTAAAGGCAGCGCCAACCCACGGAAGCATCCCAACCAAGTCGCCTATAACATCGCTCATTGACCCAATTGAATCGTTAAACACTGAAGCACCGATTGCTCCGTTGTTTAATTGCTTGGCCAAGTTGATGCCACTATTGCCCAAGGCTTTGAAGTCTCTAGTTAAACTGGTTTGAAACTGCGACAACTTGGCGGCAGTGCCAGCGGTAACATTACCGAACTTGTTAAGTTCGTTGTTGGCTTTGCTTATTGTTTGGTTATATTCGTTAAGCTGTTGTTGCTGTTCTTGTTCTTCGGGTGTCATAATTTTATTTGCCAGGGTTAGATTTTACCATAACTATATTTATATAGGAAAATCGCATGTCAAATAACCCGTTAACACAATATTTTAGGCAACCGGCAATTTATGTCAAGTTGCCCAGCAACGGACAACACTATCCCGAAGCAGCATTAAATATGCCTGCAAACAACGAGTTGCCAGTGTATCCAATGACTGCAATTGACGAAATCACATACAGAACACCAGATGCATTGTTCAACGGCAATGCTGTTGTTAATGTTATAAAAAGTTGTATACCCAACATACAAGATCCATGGGCAATTCCTGCAATGGATGTAGATACTATTCTTGTTGCTATTCGCATTGCCAGTTATGGGCATACTATGGAGATTTCAACAAGTTGTCCTCATTGTCAACACGAAGCAGACTATGGGTTAGACCTTAGAACAGTGATGGAGCGTATGCGGCCGCCAGACTATTCAAAATCAATACACGACGGTGATCTTGAAATTTACTTCAAACCAATGACGTACAAAAATTTAAACGACAACAACCAACGTCAGTTTGAAGAACAAAAGATTTTACAAGTGTTGCCAGAAACAGACATGCCCGACGACCAGCGCATGTCTGCTTTGAGTGCGGCATTGACAAAAATTACTGAAATTACAATAAGTGCTATTGCACAAAGTATTGCCGCTGTCAAAACTCCGGCGGCACTAGTCAGTGAACCTGAATTTATCGAAGACATGTTGAAAAATTGTGATCGGCGATTGTTTGGAAAAATACGGGATCATATTGTCAATGTCAAAGCAGAAGGCGAAATACAACCAATGAAATTGAAATGTGCTGCCTGTGAAAAAGAATATCAACAAGCTATCACATTGGACATGACAAGTTTTTTCGAGGACGCCTCTTAGTCTTGGACTCTGACGAAATTTCCAAGTGGGTAGACCAAATGGAAAAAGAAAGTAGAGAAATCAAACAAGAGGCGTTGAAAATGGTCTGGTACATGCGAGGCGGTTTGTCATACGAAGCAGCATTGAATCTTAGCTCAGATGAGCGTACTAGTATTTCAAAAATTATCGCTGATAACTTAGAGACCACAAAAAAGAGCGGCTTGCCGTTTTTTTAAAAAATGTTAAACTTGACAACAGTAAAACAAGACATACTGGCATGGTCCGAGAACTTTGTAGAAGTTCCGCATCCTGCACTAGGAGGCTGGGCTCCGTGTCCGTTTGCTCGCAAGGCTCGCTTGTCCGGCACAGTTAATGTTCTAGTAGGAGTCAACCCTTATTTTGATCTAAAGAATTGCAGTCGTTGGGGCATGGGCAAGTACGAAGTTATAATTTATGCATACGATCCTGAAGAATTCCCTTATGCTCGTTTTCATCAAGCACTGGAAGATGCCAACCAAGAATTTTTACTCAGGAAAGATTTGTTGGTGTTGGAAGATCACCCTGCAGAAGCAGAAGTAGTCAACGGTGTGTGCATGAATCAAGGCAAGTATGCACTGTCGTTGGTGCAAAGTTTAAGCAAACTTGATGACAGTGCAGAACAAATGGCCAGCAAAGGATTTTATCACACATGGCCAGAAGAATACTTGACCGCGCTGTTTAACAACAGAAAGGATCCAAGGTGAGTTATCAATTTGCCAGAATAGATCTAAGTAAGACCAGTTACGAGCAGACGTGCGATTGGTATTACATCACAGAGCCTGATATAGATCAGTTGAACGAAATATACAAACGCTACTGTATCTATCGACATTTTGCCAGTGTGATGCCTATATTTGATTGTAGATACACAGCACCCAACACAGACGTTATTGGATATCGCAACAACGGAGAATTGGTAGCGTTCAGCTTGATTGAACGTTACGACAGCAAGAACGCACTGTGCGCTCAGTTTGCATGGGACTATCGAACACCTAAGCTGCGGCTTGGTATAGAAAGTTTACAAACTGAGTGTGCAATATATCGTGAGCGGGGTTTTGAATACTTGTATTTGGAACAGGCTCACTTGTACAAACAAAGCATGCAGGGCTTTGAAATTTTAGGACCACTATAACATGGCAGACGTATATACAATTTGGGCAAACAAAGAAGGTGACATCACGGACCTTGAGTGGGTCAACGGAATGAAAAGTTTCTTTGATCATTTGATCAGCGAAGGCAAAATGGAAAGCTACAGAATCACTCGTTGTAAAATGGGATTCCGTAGTATTGCAGACATGCCTGAGTGGATGATACTTATGGAGTTCACTGGCATGGCACAGATGGACAGTGCATTTAAACGAGTTGCTCCACTTGAAGGAGAGCTCGAAGTCAAACACAAAAGTTTCAATCAGTTTGTTGATTGCAATACTATCCAACATGCACTGTTTCGTGATTGGCCAGATCAGTTCTAACTGAATCTAAGTTAACGCATACATTAAAGACTTGCTAGCAAGTCTATTGATTTCACTTCGTTCATCAATTTTTTTTATTTGTTAGAACAATTAATGTATCTAGTATTATCTAGATTACGCAGTCACAATTCACCGTATGCACGGTGAAAAGGTTTTTACAGCATTATCTGAGTGTAGCAGCCTTTATTATCAAGAGATTGTAATTTCTTACACAGAGGCGGTTGACCGGTACCCCTTACTCTAGCTTCACGTATCAACGGAACCCTAGTGACCCCATAATAAATCGAAGTCCTATAAGCATGGGGTGTATCTTTTTCACAGAGCCCAAACCATTTGTTGCCTTAAGTTAGCATTGTCCTTTGACGCCCAAGTCCGGACCGGGTATTGCACCGTTCCTCAATGGGGTTGAGCCATTGCACCCAACACAGAGTCGTAATCGATTTTAAAGTGTTTTGTTTTTAATGTGACTACCGTGTACACGTACACTGATTTGTCCATTGTAATAATCGTCTGATTCCAATACTTTTCTATTGAACTGTTCTCTGGCTTCAATGTATGAACATGCTGCCTTGGATGCGCAATAATAAAGTATTTCTCTGGAGAAGTTTTCGGTGCCTAGTTTTAAGATGTCCGCGGCTAGATCAATGCTTGATCCGTAATACTCACGCCAATCACTGTCGATTTTTGTGCGTATGCGCTTTTTCTTTTTGATGCCGTTCTTTTGTTTTACTACTTTTACTGATGTTTTTGAGAA